CGCTACGGATCGGGCGCGCTGGGGCGGGGAGAGTGCTCAAGCTGAAGCCCTCCGCGCGGTCTCGCCGCCGCTGCCGAGGAGGCAGGCGACGGCGATCACCCAGGCGACGGCCACAAGAAACGGATTCGTGCTGCCGTAGGCCACGGTCGCGTAGTAGGCGATGATGAACCGGGGCAGGACGAGCCAGCCGATCCAGCCCAGGACGCCGAAGATCGCCGGAAGGCCCGTCCCGAAGAGAAGGGTCAGCCGCGGGAAAAGCGCTGCGCAGATCAGGAAGATCGCACCGTGGTGATGCCAGAAGCTCACGGGCCGATCCTCCCGTCTCGCAGGGCTTCGATGGTGCGCAGGATGAAGTCGCACTGATCGTCTGTCAGGGCGTCGTAGCCGGCGAGGACGCGGGCCCGACGGATAGCTCGAGCTGCCTCGGCCGGCGCCGGCAGGTCCAGCGCGAGCGCGCCGGCGCGATGGGCCTCTCTCGACCTGCGGAGGGCGTCCGTGATGAGGGTGCGGGTTGGGGCGGGCATCAGCGCTGCTCCCGCCGCTTGAGCTCGTGCCGCACCGTGTGCGCCACGTCCTCGTCCATCTGCTGGCCCGCGGCCCAGCGCAGATAATCGCTCGGCACGTCCCGCCAGAGCGTGTTCCGGTGCTTGCCGAAGGTGCAACGCGCGAGGAGCGCGGGCTCGGCCGACCAATGGATGAGTTGCTCAACCGATGCGCTGTTGAGGAGCGCCTTCAGCAGGTAGGCGGTGACGTAGGCGTCCGGCCCAGCGCGATGGGTTGGCTCGGCCCGGCGTCGGTCGGCCGGCAGCTTCAGCCAGTAGCGCAGGGTGTTGTTCTGGTGGTTCGGCGCGTCCGGCCAGACCCGCAGGGCGCAGCGATAGGTGCAGATCCAGGGAGTGCCGCCGGTCAGCGCCGCGCACCACTGCTGCTCGAACTTCGCGTTGTGGGCAGCGAAGGCGATCGGCGGCTCGTCGCCCCGATCATGCCGCCGCGGGTCGAGGATGGTGTGGGCGAAGTCGTCCCACGCCTCCGCGCCGGCCACGTCCGCATCTACGATGTGATGGACCGCCGACGTCTCGGGCGGAATCGGATGGCCGGGGTTCACGAGGGACGACAGCGGATTGAGCACCCGCCATCCAGCGTCCTCGCGAACGAGATCGGACCAGCCGATCTCGCAGACGGCGGCCGGGGGCTCGAAGCCCGTGGTCTCGAGGTCGACGACGCGGATGTGCACGGCTCAGCCCTCCGCCTCGTCGCGAGCCATCTGCTCGGTCCCGGCGGCGTGCCCGGCCTCCCAGGTCACAAGCCGTGCGGGATCGTCCTTGATCTCGGCCTTGAGGCACTTCTTCGTGCCCCGCAACGCGTCCTCGTACCCGCGCTTGTAGTCCGCGCTGTCGGCGTCGATGGCGGGCGTCGCAGCTTCGTCACCCTCTGAGGAGTCGGCGACCTCGTTGCCTGCAGCACTCGCATCTGCGGGCGTATCGGGCCCCTGATCGGTCGCCGGCGCTTCGCCGCCTGGGGCGTGCTCGATGGCGGGCGGGCTGCCGATCCGATCAAGCACAGCGTGAAGCTTCGGCCGCGGGGCGACGGCGCCATCTTCCTGCGCGCCCTTGAAGTCGTAGAGATCGTCATCCCGACGCATCAGGTCGTCGAGATCGGTGGACATCGGCAGCACCTTGGAGTGCCGACGCGCCACTGTCTTGCGGGCCATCTCGCCCCACCACTGCACCCAGGGGCCGTTCCCTTTGGCGCGGCTGACAGCGCGAACCCTTTCGATCTCGGCGAAGCTCATGACCTCGCGGGAGCGCTCTCCCGACTTCAGCACGGCGACGGAGTAGGCAGCGATCGGCTTGCCGCGCTCGCCCATCGTCGGCTTGTGGCGAAGGATCGGCTCGTCACCGAGCTCGTAGAGGAACTCGTCGTTCTCGTAGACGACGTGGGCCTCCCAGGTGGCGATCTCGCCCGAGTTGCGAACCTTCTTCCGCAGGCCGCCGATCATCGGCATCCACTGCGCCTTGCCGCTGAACTCGACGATCGCACCCTCGCGCCCGTCCGGGAGGAGGCCATCCTGCGCGGCCCGCATCGCCGAGTTGAAGAAGGACTGACGATCCAGCTTCATCAACCCGGGATTGTTCTGCACGGCGGTCAGCAGCACGCGCTTGAACCGCTCGACGGGAATGTGGGCTGGAAGCGCGGCCTTGAACTGCTCCTCGCGGTTGCCGATCTGGTCGTTGAGAACGACGATGGGGTTCGCGGTGCGCTCGGCGACAGCGTTCATGCTGCGGATTCCCTCTGCTGGATGCGGGTGACGCGGATCGGCCGGGTCGTGCGCGCGGCGACTTGGTAGGCCTTCGCCTCTTGCGTCTTCAGGCTGATCTTCCAGCCAGGCAGGGACGCCCCGGCGGCGAAGCCGACCTTCGTTCGGATCTCGGCATCGATCTCGGAGCAGCGTGCCTCATCGGCCTTGATGCGCGCCTTCGTCTCGGCCCGCTCATCGAGGAGCGAAGGCAGCGCGTTGTCAGCCGACAGGTCGACAGTCTGCCCGGTATCGCCGTGTAGGCGGGCCGCAAGCGCGACGTCGCGCATCCAGTCCGGCTCGGGCACTCGACCGCCTTCGACCGTAGCCCAGAACTCCCCGACGGCCCGGCGCAGGGTCTCGATGACGCCAGCGTGGATCGGCACCTCAATAATCTCGAGCGCGATGTCGTGGCTGACGACGAGGGCGCCAACGGCGGCCCACTTCGCGCCGACGAGATGAGCTTCGGTGATGACCTGCAGCGCGTAGCCGACAGGAAGCTCGATCTCGCCCGTGTCCGCCTCGCGCCAGCCGCGGGCGAACACGGAGCGCTCGACGCTCTTGATCTGCACGGTGCCGAGCCCGAACACCGGGCAGGTCACGAGAGTGTCCGGCGTCGCGCCGAGCCGGATGGCGGGGTCACGGAAGTAGTCCCGGTTCGGCTCGACCTTCCAGTCGGGCCGCTGCTCGCGCAGCAGCTCGACGGCGACCGGCTCCAGCAGGCGACCGCGACGCATCGCACCCGTCTCCTCGGCAATTTCGCCGATGCGCCCGGTCTTCAGCGCCCAGACCTCGTAGGCGGACACGTAGGGGTGTGCGCCGACCAGAGCTGCGACCGTCGAGGCGGTCACGTCCTGCGCCCGGGCGGCGAGCCACGCTTCGCGCGTCGTGAAGGGGATGCGCTCGATCCGCATGGCGCTCATTCCGCCGCCATCGGGAGCACCGGCTCCTCGCCGGGCCGGGGCGCGTTCGCGGCGACCTGGGCGGCGGTGCGGATGCGCTCCAAGGTCTCGACGCGATCGATGCTCGGTCCGTGCGGCCACTCGATCCACGCGCGTTCGCCGATGACTGCGGCGACGATGCCGAACGGGCAAATCTCGGACGGCATTTCGGGGCTCGCCTCGATCGCCCGCACCTCGTCGCCGGGCGCCAGGAAGAACATCTCCATGCTGACGTGCTCGCACGCTGCCGAGACCGAAGCGCCGTAAGGGCCGCCGACCTTGGCATAGACGCGTCCTGTGTCGTCGCAGACGAAGTCCACGACCGCGCGGATGAGGACGACGTCGCCCTTCACGAGGACTTGGTGGGGGTGGGTGGACATCAGGGCCTCCGGGCGGAATCGGGGTGGTAGCGGGCGCACTCGCGCGACCGGCCGGCGGCCTCGTCGGCGTGGAGCAGGCGGGCGTGCTCGGCGCGCACGGCGTCGAAATCGTGCGGCGCTCGCGCGAGGCGGATGCGGCGCTCGCGCGAGGCGGATGCGGCGCTCGATCAGGATGTCGGCGAGGACGCGGGACAGACCCTCGTCCGTCGAGGCGACGAGGAGGCCGACGCCCCGCTCGTGGAGCATCCCGGCCGCGTCCTCGGGCGTCAGGGCGTCGAGCGTGGAGGTCCGGGCGCTCATCGCCGGGCCTCGCGCAGGCGCTTGGAGGCTGCGTCGGCGGCGGCGCTCGAAACGAAGACCTTCCGCTCGGTCTCCGGATCTGCCGTCCGGAAGCATGGCTCACCCTTGCGCGGACCGCGCGAGATTGCGCGGGTGACGCATTTGCCCGTGACCAGCACGCCCTGACCGTCGACCCGCTCGAAGAGGTAGCCGTACCAGTTGCCGGGCAGCGTCATCTGCTCGCGGGCGGCGAGAGTGAAGGCGTCGAGCCAATCGCTCATGGCCGCACCGCCCAGCCGAACAGGCCGCCGACGAGGGTGCCGAGCGCCGCCACACTGGCCGCGATGCCGGCCTGGGCCGCGCGCCCGAGCGCCAGGAAGGCGTCCACCGGGTCCGCGGGCGTCTCGGGTCCGCCGACGAAGCGGCAGGCGAGGTCGACGAGGCCCCAGACGCAGGACAGCACCAGGGCGCCGGCCGAGCCGCAGAGGCAGAGGAGTTGTCCGTCGGACATCACGCGCCCCGCTCGTCGATGGTCACGAGGCAGGTGCTGACCGAGGTGCCGGACGCCTTGAAGGAGTCCGCCGGCAACGGTTCGATGGTGCCGCCGCGGGCCGCGACCATCTCGCGGAAGGTGGCGGCTCGGCCCTGCCGGAACAGGACGCCGCCGCTCATGATCGCAACCAGCCGCCCGCCGGGCGCGAGGAACTTGAGCGCGTGCTCGACGTGCCGGATGTCCTGGTCCCGCGTGAAGGGCGGGTTCATCACGACGCGGTCGTACTGGCGCTCGGATGCCACGGTGAGGAAGTCGCAGCACACCACGTCGAAGCGATCGGCCTCGTCGAGGTGCTCCGCATTCGCGCGGTTGAGCTCTACGCAGTCGACCTGGCCACCGGCAACAAGCGCCGGGATCGCCAGGGCGCCGCGCCCGGCGCTGGGCTCTAAGACCCACATGCCAGGAAGGATGCCGGCGGCGGCGATGACGCGCTCGGCTAGGTCCGGCGGGGTGTAGAACTGCTGGAACTCGACCTTCCGGCTGACGATCTCGCCAGTGAGGATGATCGGCTCCACGGCCTCGGCCGCGTCGCCGTCGAACAGGTGGGCCTTCGCCTTGCGGCTCCACTTGCCGCCAGCCGCCTCCAGGACCTTGTTCGTGTCGGTGTAGAGCTTGCGGTCGAGCTGCCCGAGGGCGACGAGCGACAGGGCGTTGCCCTCGCAGGTAGCGCGGTCGAGCACGGAGAGAACGTCCTGGGAAACGCGCATGGTCAGGCAGCCTTCAGCGGGAGGGGAAGCGTGTCGGAGATCGCCGCCCCGCGCTCTTGGGCGGCCTCGATCAGGGCGCGCTCGGCGGCGACCCCGGTCGGGTAGGAGGCGACGAAGACCGGCTCGAGCCAGCGATGGCCGGACCATTCCCGCTCGACGTGCTCGTAGACGGACCACGCGCCGGTCCCGTCGAGCAGCGCGCGCTCCGAAGCGACGCGGGCGCGGACATTCTCGAGGAACAGGCGGACCCTGCTCAGGCGGTCCGCCGGCAGCGGCCGGGCGAGACGCCGGTAGTCCGGATCGACCCGGCGGAAGCGCTCGTGAGCGCGGTCGAGGCGGGCCTGCTGGAGCGCGGCCCGGAAGTTCAGGCGACCGTCCGTGTGGAATGGCGTGTCGCTCGGGAGGGGGGTCGGGGCGGCCATGTCAGGCGGCCGACCGGTTGAGCCGGCGGACGACCGCGCGGCTATCGAGGTAGGCGACCTCTGGGTGCCGCCGCTTGCCGGTCGGCTCACCGCGCAGAGCATCGGTGAACCGGGGGCCCTGCACGGCGGACACTTCGACGCCGAGCTTGATGGCAGCCTCGGCCTTGGTTCGAGCGTAAGCCGTGCTCTTGGCCGACCGGAACAGCTTCAGCGGGCCGTATACTGGGGCCTGGGACATCGGTCGCTCCACCGCCTCGGGGTGAGGCGATGGAGGCAAGATAGTGGGGGATATTGCCCCCGTCAATCCTTTATGGGGGCTTTTGCCCCCGTTCTCTCATTCTGGCGGTCTACGCACCGTGAGATGCTGACCCGGCGTAAGGTAAATCAACAGCCTGTATACACCGACAAAACCTTGTATTTGTTGATAAATTCGGACTTCCGCACAGCCGGTGAAAAATTTTCAGGGCGCGTATTGTCGCCGATTGACTCTACCATGGATTGAGAACGAAGTAAGAACATCTGAGGAGATGCCCATGTCACTGCTGACCGTCGAGCGTTCCACCCTCTCGGCCGATTCGATGCCGCTGGCGCAAGAGCGTGCCTTTTCAGTGCGGCTTCGCTGTCGCTGTTGCGACCGTGAGCGGTCCCAGGTCGTCCGCATGGTCGACGAACCAGACGACCCCGCGACGATGCACGACTTCTACGAGTCGGGAGCCGTCAAGGAGATAGACCCGGATTGCATGTATTGCGGGGAGACTGGGGCGACGATCCTATCGGTCCGCTACATGCTTCAGCCCGGCGAAGGGCGATCGACTACCAACGAATGACTTGATAGTCGAACACAAAACGCACCAAACCGAGGATGGTCACCTGCTTTCCATCCTCGGGATTGAAGTCTCTTGGCACGATGATCGGCGCATGCTTGGGGTTCGACGACATAGGAGCGAAAATGGCCCTATCGCCGTCGAGGCTGAATTTCTTGACCGATCGCTCGCGCAGTCTGCCGTCGTCCAAGGTCTGCTGGATGACGAGGATCATTCCATCGGCGGGCTCAAGGCCGAGATCAGACCACGCGCAGCAGATAACGAAGTCGCCATCACGAATGGGTCGTGGCTCAGCCTTGTCCATGGAGTCGCCCTCGACGCGGAAGGCGAGTTGAGCGGCGAAGGGGTAGTCGGGATCGCGCGGGGCGGAAATCATCTCACCCGGGGTATCGTCAAATACCGATGCCGCAAGGAACATCCCCGCACTAACAGAACCATCGACTCGCGCGAGGCCAAAGTTCCGGCTGGCGTCGGCTAAGCCGCCGGACGAGGTGGGTCGAAGCGTCTTCGGTCCGGCTTCGTATGCAAGCCATGCGGCGGTCGTGTTTAGCCCTTTGGCCAGCTTCTCAACCGTTTCCATGCTGGGCGAGTCATTCGGCCGACGCATGAGATCCTTGATCGCCGTCGCCCCCATACCGCCGTCAATCGACGCCGCCCGCATGGACTTCTGAAGGTCGGCAAGCCGCTCCTGAATACGCACGCGAATGTCTCTTGCCATGCGGGGGAAAATACCCCCGGCCTTCCGTGGCACCGAGGGGGAAGTAGGCCTTGACGAATGGGGGAGATAGCCCCCATTAATGTGGCCATGCTGACGGTCGACCATCTCCTGCGGGTCATCGACGCCTTCCGCGCGAAGCGCGAGGTGTCCGACGCGCGTGTCTCTGCCTTCCTCTTCAACGACGGAAAGCGTGTCCGCCTTCTGCGCGAGGGTGGCGACGTCGGATCCCGTCACCTCGCGAGCGCGCTCCGCTGGCTCTCCGACAACTGGCCCGAGGGCGCCGAGTGGCCGGAGGGGATCGACCGCCCCGAATGCGCATCCATCCGGTCGGCGTCCGGTGAGGCGGTCTCGTTGGGAGTCTCGGCATGACCCGCGCCGTCCTCCCGAACCGGCGCTCGCACGAGGCCTTCGACTTCGAGCATCGCGGTTCCCGCTGGACGGCCGGCATCGGTCGCTATCCAGACGGTAGCCTCGCCGAGGTCTTTCTCGATTGCTCGAAGGCGTCGTCCGATGTGGCCGACGATGGCCACGACACCGGGATCGCGCTCTCCTTCGCCCTTCAGCATGGGGCGCCGATCCAGGCGTTAGCGAAGTCCGTCGCCCGCGAGCCGGACGGATCGCCCATCGGCATCACCGGCCGGTTCATCGACGCCTTCGCCGCGTACGAGGCGGGAGGCCGGCCATGACCCGCTTCCGCTGCATCACGGCGTCCGACCGCCTCTGCCTTTTGGCCATGCTGGTGAGCATCGCCGTAGTCATGTGGGCCTGCTCGAGCACCAGTAGCGAGCCCTTCGACGCCCCGATTGCGTGGGGGCGGCCGTGACGAGGGTCAGCGACGAGTATGATGCGACGATCGTCAGCCTCCTGGCCGAGGGCTTGACCGCAGGCGAAGTCGCACGCCGCATCCTCGTCGGCCGTCACTGGGTCTGCCTCCGCGCAAATGTTCTCGGTCTCGAAGCTATCTGGCGCGCCAATGGGCTGGCCGAACCAAAGCGTAGACGCCGGCAGAGGGCGCGCTCGCGTGATGAGATCGTAGCGGCGGTCAACGAGATCGTTGGCACGCGCAGCGACAACAGCGCATCGATCCTCGCTCGGACCGTCCGTGCTCAGGCGGCCGCCGGTGTCGCCTACAGCGACAACGGCATCGCCTGCCTGCACGACCACGGGCTGAGCCTCGACGATATCGAGTCCGCGCTCGGCGTGCCGCCGAGCATCGCGGCCCGCGCCATCCGCCAGTACTCGGAGGCGCGCCCGTGATCGGCTCATTGCCCCCACTGCGCCTTCCCGCCGTGCAGGCGGATCAGTCGCGCCAGCTTCCTGCGCGCGAGACGGCTGAGGCCGCTCGCCCGCTCCTCTTTTTCAGCCCGGCAGCGAGTCGGTTTACCTCGCTGACCCGACTGCCGGGGCGTCTCGCCTCGGCTCTTTTCTTCCGTCGCGTCCACCCCCGCCGGCAAGCTGTCGGTGGTCGCGTCGTTCACCTCGGAGTCGCGGCATGACCTCATCCGCGATGCCCTCCTCTGCAAATCGCTCCTCGATGTTCACAGCATCGAGGAGCGACATGCGAAAGTCTGGGGAAGTCCTGCGACAGCTTGGGGTGATCGAACCCCAAACTTTCGCAGAGCGGATCGGCGAGTTCCTGCGCGGAATCCATCCGGCGAAGACCGCCGCCAACGTCGAGGCCGATACCGGGATCTCGGCCAAGACGGTCTCGAAGTGGCTGGAACGCGCGTCCTCGCCGTCCGGCACCGCCTACCACCGGCTCATCGAAGCCTACGGGCCCGAACTGTTCGTCTTCGTCTCGCCCGACGCTTCGCCTGCATCGCTGCAAGAGGCTGCGCGCGTCTGCCAGCAGGCGCGTCTTGAGCGTCAGGCTGCGGCACTCAGTCAGCAGCTCAAGGTTCTTCGGGAGGGGCGGCCATGATGCGGGTGCGTCTTGCTCGAGGCGCGGCCACGGCCCTGCGCGGCCTGTCCATCGGCCTGCTCTGGATCGGCAGCCTGTCGGTCCCGGTGCTCACCGCCTCGCGGTGGCTCGACGAGCGGGCCCGCGCCCTAGACCCCGAGCTCGAAGACTGGGGGCACCGATGAGCGGACGCGTCGAGCTTCGAGTGGACGGCCTCACGATCTTCGACGCCGAGGGCGTTCAGGTCGCCGTCATGATCCTGACCCGGATCGGGAAGGGCGCCGCCTTCAAGGTGGAGCGGGCCGGCGTGCCGGAACTCGACGTCGATCTTGATGACGTCGCGCTAGGCCACCTCTGCCGCCTGACGCAGGAGGCGCACGTCGCGGCCTGCGTCGAGATCGCCTCCGAGCCCGTCGAGCCTCGCGTGCCACGCCGCGAGCCGCAGCTTCCGGCTGTCCACTCTTCCTGGCCCTGAGCGGCCCGCCCACGCGGGGCGATCCCGCGCGACAGACGAGGAGCCGACATGGCTGAGAAGCTGAAGGACGCCAAGGCGAAGAAGCAGGCGGGCGTGCACCCCGAGGTTCTGAAGAGCCTCATCGCCAGGTGCGATGGCATGAAAGCCGACATGGATGAGGCCCGCGGCGAGCTCGGCGCTGCGGTCAAGGATGCCGAGGAGACCCACGGCATCAACCGCAAGGCGTTCAAGCTCGTGCTGTCGCTGAAGCGCATGGAGCAGGACAAGCGAGACGACTTCCTGCGGTCACTCGACGACTACCGCGAGAAGCTCGACCTCAACCCGCAGGCCGACCTGTTCGCTGATGACGAGGGTGACGAGGCCAAGCGGCGCGCCGGGCAGACTGCGAAGGCCCAGGCCGACGACGAAGCGGCCGATCGCAACAGCAAGGCGCTTCGCGGCGGCATCAAGCAGCTCGACCCGGCGGTGCACTGAGCCATGGCGCTGCCGAAGATCCTCGCGCTTGATCTGGCAACCCGGTTGGGATGGGCCTGTGGCTCGCCCGATGGGGAGCCGAGCTACGGCACCAAGGTGCTGCCCGCCACGGGCGAGGACATCGGCCGCTTCGCCCAGGCCTACAACGAGTGGCTTCTCGACATGATCACGCTGGAGAGCCCGGCGCTGATCGTGTTCGAGGCGCCGATCCTGGCGGGCAAGACCACGCCCGCCACCGCCCGTAAGCTGATGGGGCTTGCGTGGCACACCGAGTTCTGCTGCCGGCTGCGCGACATCCGCTGCGCCGAGCACCACCTGCAGAGCGTCAAGAAGTTCTTCGCTGGACACGGCAACGCCGACAAGGCCGCGATGATCGCCGCGGCTCAGCGCCAGGGCTGGTCGCCCCGCGACGACAACGCGGCCGATGCCCTTGGACTGTGGGCGGCTACGGTACACGAACGAGCCCCCCGCTATGCTGAGCGCTTCAAGCTCGGCGTCCTCGGCACACCGAGGGCGGCATGACACATCCGTCGATCTTTGAGCGGCATCCGGCCTTCCGCGCCGCCCGTGGGCCCGAGCGTCAGCGCCAGGGCCTGAACGACATCCGCGCCGTCCTCCCTCCCGCCGAGACGAAGGCCGCTGCCGTCGTGTTCGCCGCCCTGCAGGACGAGCGGCTGATCCCGCACGCAATGCGGGTGCTCGACGAGATGCCGCTCGACACCCAGCAACTGGTCTTCACTCGCTCGCAGGCATTCCGGTGACGTGGGTGCTCCTCGAAGACGGCGCGGTCATCGCCACCGGTACCTACGCCCAGATGCTCGACAGGGCCGAGGCCTGGGCTGCCTGCGAGCGTCGGTGGCATCCGGACGGGACCGAGCTCGCACCGCGGCTCGCGCGAGGCTTCTCGCTTCTGCCCGAGCGAATGATCGCAGATCGGCGGAGGGCGGCATGACATGGCCCTTCGCACCGCTGCCGCCGCTCGGCTTCGACATCATCATGGCCGACCCGCCGTGGTCTTTCGCCCTGCGGTCGGCGCGCGGCGAGCGGAAGAGCCCGCAGGCGCAGTACGCCTGCATGTCGCTCGACGCGATCAAGGCGATGCCCGTCGCGCAGCTCGCCCGCGGCGACGCCTTCCTCTGGCTCTGGGCCACGAACCCCATGCTGCCGCAGGCGCTCGAGGTCATGGCGGCCTGGGGCTTCACCTTCACGACCGCCGGCGCTTGGGTGAAGACCACCTCGGGCGGCAAGCTCGCCTTCGGCACCGGCTACGTCCTGCGCTCGGCCTCCGAGCCCTTCCTGATCGGCAAGTTCGGACGGCCCCGGGCGGGGCGCGCCGTGCGCACCGTGATCATGGCCCCGACCCGTGAGCATTCGCGCAAGCCCGACGCCGCCTACGCCGCCGCCGAGGCGCTGGCGCCTGACGCGCTGCGCCGCGCCGACCTGTTCTCGCGCGAGAGCCGGCCGGGATGGATGTCCTGGGGTCACGAGGCCGGTCGCTTCGACGCCTCACCCCTCCAGGCCGCGGAGTGACCGCCGTGGCCGTAGTCGACCTTCAGCAAGCGCGCGACGCCCGAGCCGGCGCCTCCTTCGAGGCCTATGCCGCCGCGCTGAAGCAGGCGCAGGCCTCGGGCAACATCGTCGACATGGCCGCGGCCGTGCGCGCCTTCGACGACTTCATGCGCCGCGCCGGCCTGTCGGAGAAGCACCGCCGGGAGATGCTCGGATGAGCAGCGCCGTCGTCCCCTTCCGCCAGCAGGCCCAGCCCGATGCTGAAGCGCCGCCGCACAACATCGAGGTCGAGCAGTCGCTTCTCGGTGCTCTCATGCAGCGTAACGCCGGCATGGCCGAGATCGCGGCTTCGGTGAAGGCCGAGCACTTCTTCTTCGGTGAGCATCAGGAGATCTTCGCGACGATCGCGAGCCTGATCGCCCAGGGCGTCGACGCCGTGCCGATGACGGTCAAGGGCTACCTGCCGAAGCCGGAGATCATGGGCGTGTCGGCGATGCAGTACCTCGCCCAGATCTTCAACACCGCCACCACCGTCCAGGCCACGGGCTACGCCAAGATCGTGCGCGACTTCGCGATGAAGCGCGAGCTCGTCGTGATCGGCGAGGACCTCGTGCAGCGGGCCCGCCACGGCGGCATCGAGACTGCCAGCGGTTCGCTCATTGAGGACGTGATGGCCGACCTGCTCGTCACGCGCGCCAAAGCGCCGGACGACAAGCGAACCAGCCTCTCGGCCGCGACCGGCGGACGGTGGCTGCTCGACCGCATCAAGGGCATCAAGGCCGGCACCGTCGGTAGCACCGCCATCTCATCGGGGATTCCCGATCTCGACCGTGTGACGCAAGGCGGCTTTCAGCGAGGCCAGTTGTGGCTGCTCGGCGCCAGACCGGGGATGGGCAAGACGGTCGCGATGACGTCGATGTCGCGCCGCTCGGCCCGGAACGATGGCGTGCTCGTCTTCCAGCTTGAGGTGACCAAGGACCAGCAGTGGGCCCGCTACCTCGCGGATCTCAGCTACCTGCACAATCGCCCTCTCTCCTACGGCCAGATCATGGCCGGCCACACGGATGATGAGGACGACTGGCGCCTTGCGGACGCCGAGCAGCGCCTCTCGAAGCTGCATCTGCAGGTCGACTGCCGCTCGGGCGCCTCGGTCGCCGAGATCCTGTTCGCCGTCCGGGCCGAGAAGAAGCGACTCGCGGAATCCAACGTGAAGCTCGGGGTCGTGTTCATCGACCACCTCAAGTTCATGAAGGTCTCGGACCGCTACAGTGGCAACCGCAACCTAGAGATCGGCGAGATCACCGGCACGCTCAAGCAACTGGCCAAGGATGAGGACATCTGCGTCGTGCTGCTCGTCCAGCTCTCGCGCCAGACCGAGGCGCAGGGGCGGCAGGACAAGAGACCCGTGCTCCCGGATCTCCGCGACTCCGGTGAGCTTGAGCAGGACGCAGACACCGTCCTCTTCCTCTACCGCGAGGCCTACTACCTCGAGCAGAAGATCAAGGCCGGTGGCGACGACGAGCTCGCTACCCGCCTGCTCGATACCAAGCACTCCCTTGAGATCATCCTCGGGAAGAACCGGGCCGGGCCCTGCACCACGCTGAACCTGTGGTGCGACGTGGCCGCCTCATCCATCGCTCAGCACGCCAGGGGGCCCGTATGACCGCCCAATCCGATCTGCCGGCGCCGCTGGTGCCGCACGACATCGATGTCGACGGGATCAACGGCTTCCTGCTCCACACCGACCGCCTGTTCCACTCCGAGCTCTGGGCACTCTCGACAGGCGAGGAGTTCAAGGCTGCGGTCGCGCTCTGGGGGCACGCCTGGAAGCAGAAGCCCGCCGGCTCGCTGCCCAACAACGACCGCCTCCTCGCGGCGTTCTCCGGCGCCGCCGGGCGCTGGAAGAAGGTCAAGGCAATGGCCCTGCGGGGCTTCGTTCTGTGCTCGGATGGGAGGTACTATCATCAGGTCCTGTGCGAGGATGTGCTTCGAGCCGCGAAGGCGAAGGATCAGCGCAAGGACAGGACTGCCGCGGCGACGCGCGCCCGACATGCTCGGGACGAGGGCGGCACGACCCCGCCGTCTGGCGGCAAAAAGGCGAGCAAAATCAACGAAACGGGCGTCCGTAACGAGGAACGTCACGAGGCACGTAACGTCCAACGTGATGAGAGCCGTAACGGTGTCCGTCACGAAGATCGTAACGTCTCCGTCACGGCCGACACACGCAGACCGTTACGTTCACCAATAGAAGTAGAAGGGGAAAGGAAGAAGAAAGAGAATATACCGGCAGCAGCCTGTGAACCTGTACCTCGCGAACCGCAGACAGCCGCGGCCGAGCCGCCGCCTGCCTGGAACTCGAGGGCGAACTTCGACCGGGTCGAGGCCCGGTGCCGGCGCGAGTTGCCACGGGACTGGGTGAACGACTTCGTGGTCGGTCCCATGGTGAAGCTCGAGCACGACGGCCTCGACCTCGAGGCCGAGATCGTCCCGGCCATCCTCGACCTCGTCGCCAGCCGGCGCGTCCCGATCCGGACATGGGGCACGTTGGCCAACGCCGTCGCCGAGCGGGTCCGGATCCAGCGCGAATCCCGGACCTCTCAGGGCCTGCCCGCCAAGGCCGCCGCGCCGACGCTGGAAGCCGAAATGGTCGACATGGCACCGCATGGCCGCTGGGCCGAGGAGACGATCCGCAAGATGGTCGCCCGCCACCGCGCCAACCCGTCGGACTGGATCGAGGCCGTGTTCGGTCCGCCGCCCGGCCAGCCGAGCTGCAAGGTCCCGTCCCGGCTGCTGATCGGTGAGGCGGCGTGATGGCCCGCCGCGCCACCGCCCCCTCGTCGATCGCCCGGCTGTTCGAGCGCCAGCGCGCTAAGGCCGTCGCGGCGCTACGTCTCGCCATGCCTCCCCCCGCTGCTGGGGAGGGTGGTGCCGAGCGCGTGCCGCCGGCGACGGGCGACGAAGCTGAAAGTCGGCCAGCTCGCCCGCCCGCTAAGCAGCAGAACATGCAGAGAAAACCGGAGGCAGTCGACGAGTCTTCCGCCCGCGGGGCCAAACTAGTCCACCTGCCGGCCGATGGCGATTGGCCGCTGCCCGCTTTACGCCAGGGCCAGTGCCGCTTCGCCTGCACCCCGCACAACGCCCCGTCGGACGCGCACCGCTTCTGCGGCCGCCCCACCCGCATCAGCCGCTCGAACCTGCACGGCTCCTGGTGCGACGAGCACCTGCCCCTCGTCTGGGGCGAGGGCTCCATCGGCGAGCGCAACGCGGATCGCCTGACCCGCCGCGTCAGAGAGGCCTGAGCCCATGAGCCGGACCCGAGGGAAGCGCCAGCACATCCGCTTCGGCGAACGCCGCATCATCGACCCGGATCGCGCCTGGTTCGTCGTGGCGACCTGGGACATCGCCGCCCCGACCTACGAGGCGCTGGGCGAGGCAGACCGCCATGCCGAGAAGGCGCTTCGCGAGGACGGGCTCGATGTCTGGATGCCTGTCTACGAGTCGACCATCATTCGGCGCGGCCGCAAGGTCGACTGCGTGCTTCACCTGTTCCCGGGCTACCTGTTCGTTGGGACTTCGACCGAAGCCGGAAACCCCGATTCGATTTCCGGCCAGCCCGCACCGAAGCCCGACGAGGCCGACCTGCGCCTCATGCGTCGGTGCCAGCACGTCGCCGCCATCCTCGGCATCGACGGGCCGCTGCGCATCCCGCATGGTGTCATGCAGGCCATCGCCGATGCGTTCTCGGGCAACGTCAAGTCCGAGCGGATGCAGGCGGCCTCGCTCTACCGGGTCGGGGAGACGATGCGTGTCGCCGACGGCCCCTTCGCCTCGTTCTACGCGATGGTCACAGAGCTTCTGAAGACCGGCCACATCCAGGCTGACGTCGATATCTTCGGTCGGCCAACGCCTGTGCGCTTTGAGCCGCATCAGTTGGAGCGCGCTTGATGTCAAGACTGGGACGCATTCCGTGCATCGTGCCCTATTGTAAGTGCACCGCACGAGCCGATCGGTTTCCGCCCTGCACGGAGATCATCTGTGCGAAACACTGACGCTCGGTCTCAGCTTCAACGAAGGCTCGTTACCGACAGGTCAAACGTCGTCAGAAAGTTATCTGGCGGATCCTCTTCGGCCCAGCCATACCTCCACCGGGACGGGGACAAGTATACATCACGGCTGTGCAGCAAGTCGCGGATACGTGGGATCGTTGCAAGTCCGAGGCGATTGAGATCGCTATGGGCATCACCGCTTGACTCTGCTGATCCGTTCTGAATCTATGGCACCCAGGACGACCGGATGTGTGTGCTGCGCTCCTTCGAGGGTGCGCCCTGCCGATCCTGGCGACGGGGAGAACCGATCGCCTCTTTGATCGGATTCCGTCCAGACCTGACGACCCTCAGATTTTCGAGATCGATGCGGCGGCGTGGAAGGACACGCAGCAATCGCCAGCGGGATATTCACGGGGCTAGGTAGTGCTTCCCGCAATCCTAGGTGCGCCCGAAAAGGCCTGAGCCAGTACATGCCCCTAGCCGGTATCAAGCCCGGCCCGCATCGACGATCCCCTGCGAGGCGCCATGACCTCCGACAACCCAGACCTCGCGACGTACGATCTCGTTTACAAGGCTTGGCGAGCACGTGAGGCCGATCTGCATGGCCGAGCTTGGGACCGCTACGAAGCTCAGAGCGCTCGTATCGCTGAGATCGGCGAAGAGGCGTATCTGGCGGAGGCGCGTGCGAAAGCGGGTAGCGAAGGCTTTGTTGGGATCTTTGGTCATCCGGGACATCGGGGCGTGCCAGATGATCTTGAGTACCGGCTGCGTCAGACAGCCGAATTGTTACCCTATCTGCTGAAAGAGCTTGGCGTGCAGGACCCTCGATAGGCGGGGCGCCATGCTCGCCCTCGACAGGATCGCTCCATGAAACTCGGGAAGAAGCCGGCTCGCCCCGGCGCGATCCAGCTCGCCTTCGCCAAGTACGCCAAGGCGAAGAAGCTCCCGATGCCGGCCGACCCGGACAATTTCGGGCACGAGGCTCTCGAAACCGCGCCCTGGGGCATGCTCGGCAACGCGGACTACGGCGATTGTGTCTGGGCAGGCGCGGCCCACGAGACCATGCTTGCCAACGTCATGGGCGGTCGGGTTGTCTCCTTCACCGACCAGTGCGTGCTCTCGGACTACTCCGCGGTCACGGGCTTCGATCCGTCCCGGCCCGACGCCGACCAGGGCACCGACATGCAGGTCGCGGCCTCCTACCGCCGCAAGACCGGCGTGGTCGACGCCAACGGCGTCCGCCACCAGGTCATCGCCTACCTCGCCCTCGACCCGAAGAAGCCGCAGCAGATCGTCCAGGCGCTCTACCTGTTCGGCTTCGTCGGCCTCGGCCTCCGCTTCCCCACGAGCGCCATGCGCCAGTTCGACGAGGGCAAGGCCTGGGATGTCGTCCGTGGCGCCCGCATCTATGGCGGGCACTACGTGCCCCTGATGGCCGTGCGCGAGGGCAATCCGGTCTGCGTGACCTGGGGCAAGCTTCAGGCGATGACCCCGGCCTTCCTGCGCAAGTACGCAGACGAGGCCGTGGCCTACGTCACCGCCGAGTCCCTGACGAACGGCCGCAGCCTCGAAGGCTTCGACCTCAACACCCTAGTCTCGGACCTGAAGCAGGTCACGAAGGCGGCGTGAGCGTCATGACCGCTTCCGGCGTCTGGCACAGCACCGTTTACGAGCTTCGACGGCTCATCGTCGTTCTGGCCTTGCGCGTCATCATCGCAGTGGTTCCGCGGGAAGACCGCCGGACGATCCAGGCGGTCGGCGTGATGCTCGAGGCCTTCAAGGCCGACCACCGCTCGTGATGCCCTACGACAGTGAAGACCAGCCAGATCTAGTGCTGGAGCGAGCATCGCTAAATGAAATGCGCTGTCTCGCTCGCGAACTCTCAGAGCGCGGGTTACACGACCAAGTCTATGAATTGGTGACCGAAATTTTCATGATTGCATTCGAGCGCGGCGAATACGACTGGACGAAAAGATGACCCAAGCCCTGCACACGACCTTCGACAGCCTTCTCGCCGGCCTCGACCGCTCGCGCGATGACGTGCTGGCGAAGCTCGACGCCCTCGTGTCGGCGCACGACCATCGCGGTAAGGCCGCGTTCGATGGTCGAGAGGCGGAGCTTCGCGCGTCCGTCTCCAACCTGCTCGCGAGCCTCGATCCGCTGAAGCACGTGGCCGTCGCCATCGCGGGGCTGCCGGCTGTTCCCGTTCAGACCGAGGTGCCCGTCGCTCCGAAGTCGGTGAAGGCCCGCACGGGCGAGTAGCGTGGCGAAGTCGACATACACCCAAGAGATCGCCGACACGATCTGCGAGCGCATTGCCGGGGGAGAGACCTTGCGCGGGATCTGCCGCGACGAGGGCATGCCGGACAAGGTCACAGTCTTACGCTGGCTCCGCCTGCACGAAGATTTTCGCACCCACTACACGCGCGCGCGCGAGGATCAAGCAGACAGCTGGGCGGATGAAATCGTCGAAATCGCCGACGAAAGACATCCCGAAGATGCCGCGCGCGCTCGGCTGATGATCGATGCCAGGAAATGGCTGATGGGCAAGTCGGATCCGAAAAAGTACAGCGACAAGATTGCCCATCAACATACAGGCCCCAACGGGGGGCCGATCCAGGTCGTTGACCTGAGCAAGTTGTCCGATGATCAACTCGCCGCTCTCGAACCTGTCCTCGCTGCAATTGCCGGATCCGACGGGGCTTCTGGCCCAGGTGAGGGCGGAGAGGCGGAAGAGAGCGAGTGACGCCGAGGCCCGTCGCGTCGCGCACGATGCCGAGCGAATTCGAGCCCGGTGTCAGCGCCTTTCGGGGTTTGTTCGGGAAGCGTGGCACGTCCTGGAGCCCAACGCGGTGCTCGTATGGAACTGGCATCTCGATGCCGTCTGCGAGCACCTCGAGGCCATCACCGATGGGCGCCTGAACCGCGTCCTCATCAACGTTCCGCCGGGCTCATCGAAGTCGCTGATCGTCAGCGTGTTGTGGCAGGCTTGGGAATGGGGTCCGCTCGGCCTCCACTCGCTCCGCTATCTCACGACCGCCTTCAACGACGGCCCAGTCAAGCGCGACACTCGGAAGTGCCGCGATCTCATGCTGTCGGACTGGTATCGGGCGCTTTGGCCGGAGGTCGCCTTGACCCGCGCCGGCGAAACGTCCTTTGCGAACAGTGGCACGGGCACCCGTGAGGGCGTGGCCTTCGGCTCCCTGACATCTCAGCGCGGCGATCGCCTGATCATCGACGATCCGCACTCGACGGAAACTGCGGAGAGCCCTGCCGAGCGAGCGACGACGACGCGCCGATTTCGAGAGGGCGCGACGAACCGGCTGAATGATCAGGAGCGATCCGCGATCGTCGTCGTGATGCAGCGGCTGCACGAGGAAGACGTGTCGGGCACCATCCTGAAGCTCGGGATGGAGTATGTGCATCTTTGCTTGCCGATGGAGTTCGAGGCCGAGCGACGGTGCCGGACCCGCATCGGCTTCTCGGACCCCCGCAGCCAGGACGGAGAGCTTCTGGACCCCGTGCGCTTTCCGCGCGAGACGGTCGAGAAGCTGAAACGCGACATGGGCTCCTACGCCTATGCGGGGCAGTATCAACAGCGGCCGGCTCCGAGAGAGGGCGGCCTGTTCAAGCCTCACTGGTTCAGCAAGGTTCGAGCGGCCCCGGCCGGGTGCATCTGGGTTCGCGCCTGGGACCTGGCGGCTTCCGAGCAGCGGCCCGGCACGGAGCCTGCCTACACGGCCGGCCTGAAGATGGGCCGCGCTACGGACGGAACGCTCTACATCGCGGACGTGCGCCGCGACCGGCTCTCGCCCGGCGGCGTCGAGCGCCTGATCCTCAACACAGCCCAGCAGGATGGCCGAGCCTGCCGGGTTTCGCTCCCCCAGGATCCCGGACAGGCCGGCAAGAGCCAAGCCCAGTACCTCGTGCGCCAGCTCGCCGGGTTCACGGCTCGTGCGACGCCCGAGAGTGGCGACAAGGTCACCCGGGCGGAGCCGGTATCGGCGCAGGCCGAGGCGGGCAACATCTTCCTCGTCGGCGACGGGGCTTGGCAGGACGCCTTCCTCGAAGAGGTGTCGAACTTCCCGAACGGCACGTTCAAGGATCAGGTCGACGCCATGTCACGAGCCTTCGACGAGCTGGCGAACGCGCGACGCCCTCTTGCCATCAACGACGCCGTTCTCCAGCGCGCGGCGATGGGCGGTCGGCGGCGGTGAGGCTCTTCGACTGGTTTCGCGGCGGTCGCAGGCCATCCCCTGCGGCCGAGCCCGTCGGCAAGACCGCGTCGCTGCCGGGCCTCAAGGTGCCGCTGGCCGCGGTCGCCCGCTCGCGGGTTCCCAAGGCGGCGCCGGTCAATCCATTCCTGCCGGCCAGGCATCCTGCAGGCGTCGCCCCGGCCGGCGCATCCCTGGCCATGGACGAGCAGGTCGTGGATAGCCTGGGCTGGACGAACGGAGCCTATCCCAACGGGCAGGTCGGCGAGGGCCTGTACTTCCTCGGCTACCCCTATCTCGCGGAGCTCGCCCAGCGTCCCGAGTACCGCAAGATCTCCGAGATCATCGCCACCGAGATGGTGCGGAAGTGGATTCGGGTCACGGCCTCGGGCGAGGAGGACAAGTCGGAACGCATCTCGGCGATCAACGCTGCCCTCGACCGCTTCGGCGTGCGGGATGCGTTTCGTGAGATCGCGGAACAGGACGGGTTCTTCGGGCGTGCTCACCTCTACGTCGACCTCGAAGGCGGCGATGAGCCGATCGAGGCGCAGACGTCCATCGGTGCCGGCCGCGACAGTGCGAGCGCGGCGAAGGTCGGAAAGGGCAAGCTGAAGGGCTTCAAGACCGTTGAGGCGGTCTGGTGCTACCCCTCGGGCTACAACACGACGAACCCTCTCGCGGCGGACTGGTACAAGCCCGCGCTCTGGTACGTGCAGGGAAGGCCGGTCCATGCGACCCGGCTGCTGACCTTCGTCGGTCGCGAGGTGCCGGACCTGTTGAAGCCGGCCTACTCCTTCGGCGGCCTCTCGATGTCGCAGATGGCCAAGCCCTACGTCGACAACTGGTTGCGAACCCGGGCGAGCGTCGCGGACCTGATCTCGTCCTTCTCGACCTCCGGTGTGAAGATCGACATGGCGGCGATGCTGACGGGCGGCGGTGACGATAGCGGCGACGCCTTCTTCCGTCGGATCGACCTGTTCACGAACCTCCGGGACAACCGGAACACGATGGTGCTGAACAAGGCCGTCGGCACGGAGGCGGCGGAGGAGTTCTTCAACGTCTCGACGCCGCTCGGCACGCTCGACACGCTTCAGGCTCAGACGCAGGAGCACATGGCGGCCGTCTCTGGCGTGCCGCTTATCAAGCTTCTCGGCATCTCGCCGGCCGGGCTGAACGCGTCCTCCGAGGGCGAGATCAGGACGTTCTACGACTCGATCCACTCGTTCCAGGAGCGGTTCTACGGGCCGCACCTCCGCACCGTGATCGACATCGTCCAGCTGAACGAGTTCGGCGACGTCGACCCCGACATCGGCTACGAGTTCGAGCCGCTCTGGTCGATGGACGCGAAGGAGGCCGCCGAGGTGCGCGACCTCGAGGCGCGCACGGCCCAGACCTACATCGACAGCGGCGTGCTGCTGCCGGAAGACGAGCGCAAGCGCATCGCGACGGCCAAGGACACGCCCTATCAGGGGCTCGACCTCAGCATCGATGTCGGGCCGCCGGGCCTCTCGACGGAAATGCCCGAGCCGCCGGAGCCCGGAGAGCGGCCGAGTCTCGAGGCGGCGGAGTGAACTATCACGCCCGCCTCGACGCCGCATTCGACGAGGCCAGCACGTTTACGGGCGGCGGCCGGCGCAAAGGCCCTTCCCCCCGATCGATCTTCCGGCGCGCCAAGCGCCTTGAGCAGCAGTACGCACGGCGGCTGCGGAAGATCGCCCGACACGTCGGGGACATCGTCCGCGAGTTCGACCTGACCGATGTGCTCGGTGCGTTGGGACCGATACAGACGGCGCTGCGACGCTACGCCGAGATCCTCGACCCATGGGCCCGCGCGGTCGGCGCCCGCATGGTCGCGGAGGTCGCAGCGCACGACACGACGTCCTGGCGGAAGCTCTCCGCCGAGATGGGCCGCAACCTGAGGCAGGAGATTGAGACCGCGCCGACCGGGGATGCGCTGCGCGCCTCCCTCGAGCGGCAGGTCACGCTGATCAAGTCGCTCCCCCTGGAGGCCGCCGAGCGCGTTCAACGCCTCGTGACCGAGGGCATCTCCGAGGGGCGCCGGGCGGCCGAGATCGCGACCGACATCATGGAGACCGGCAACGTCTCGCGTAGCCGGGCCATGCTGATCGCGCGCACCGAGGTCAGCCGGACGGCGACCGAACTGACCAAGGCTCGGGCCGAGCACGTCGGCTCGACGCACTTCATCTGGCGCACGGCCGGCGACACCGATGTCCGCGCCACCCACCGAAAGCTCAACGGCAAGACCTTCCGCTGGGACGATCCGCCCGAATGCGACCCCGGCCACCGGGCGCTGCCTGGCGGGATCTGGAACTGTCGGTGCTACCCCGAGGTGGTGGTGCCGGACTGAGGCGCCATGCCCGAGACGAACGCCACTGCGACCATCGCCTTCGACTACGCCTCGGCGCGGGCCTTCGATGCCGACGGGCACCTCCACGTCCGCCAGACCCGCATCTCCAAGGCGATGGTCTGCCCCTACGTGGGCCGCGAGATTCCCGACGCCGATCGCCTCGGCCTTGACGCCGACGAGATCTACTACCTGCTCCGCGATCCCGAGGAGCTTGCGAAGGCCGCCGCCAGCTTCAACGGCAAGCCCCTCCTGTTCAATCACAAGCCGGTCAGCGCCGAGGACCACGACCACGCGGGCACGGTCGGCGCGCTGTCGAACGCGACATGGAACGCCCCCTACCTCGAAGCCGACCTGTCGTGCTGGTCCGGGCCGGCCATCCGCACGATCGAGGACGGCTCCCAGAAGCAACTGTCGAGCGCCTACCGCTACCGCGCCGACATGACGCCCGGCACCTACGAGGGTGTCCGGTTCGACGGCGTGATGCGGGACATCGTGGGCAACCACGTCGCCCTCGTCCGCGAAGGCCGCGCCGGACCCGATGTCGTGGTCGGCGACTCACTGGAGAACTTCATCATGGCCAAGTCTGCCCTGACGCGGGCCGGTGCGACCACGCAGGGCGCGCTCGCCATCTACCTTCGTCCCAAGCTCGCCGAGGACGCCAAGATCGATCTCACCGGCGTCGTCGCCGGCCTCACCGCGCAGAACTTCAAGGCGCGCCAGGGCAAGCTGCTCCACGACCTCAAGAAGGTCACGACCGGCAAGCTCGCGCAGGATGCCAGCCTCGAGGATGTCGGCGAGGTGGTCGAGGCGCTGGCGGCCATCCTGCCGGAGGAGGTGCCGGAGGTCGTTGAGGAGCTGGGCGGCACCGACGAGCCCGACGAGCCCGAGGGCGCCCGTGACGCCACCGAGGAGGAGGTGATGGCCTTCCTTTCCGGCAAGCTCAGCGAGGAGGATATGGCGAAGATCAAGGCGATGCTCGCCGGTGAGACGCCGCCGCCGCCTGCGATGGATACGAGCAAGTTCGTCACCCGTCAGGCCATGGACTCCGCCATTCGTGTGGCGGCCAAGGAGGCGACCGAGGCCGCCAATCGCGCCCAGCAGCAGATCCGCGACGCCGAGCGCGCGGTCCGCCCCTACGTCGGCGATCTCGCCATGGCGCACGACAGCGCCGATGCCGTCTACCGCACCGCGCTGACGTCCCTCGGCGTCGACGTCGCGGACGTTCACCCGTCCGCCTTCCCGACCATCCTCTCGATGCAGCCGAAGGTCGGCGACGCCCCGCGTCGTCCGGCCACCCCGATCGCGCAGGATGCCAAGCAGGCCGAGGACTACGCGGCCCGCTTCCCCCACGCCAACCGGCTGAAGTGAGAGAGGGCGAGCCATGCCTTTCCAGACCCAGGTCTACACCACGCAGGCGCCCGCCGTTGCCGGCGACTTCGCCTCCGCCAATCCGCGCCACTCGGCGCTCTCCGTCCCGGGCGGCTTCGTCGCTGCGGCCGCCGGCCTCACGGTCGGTCTCTTCGCCTGGGCGGATTCGTCCACGGGCACGATCCTCGCCAACACGGGCACCGGCGCGCCGACCTGCTTCGTGCACCGCGAGCTCAACGCCGACTTCTACGTGCAGAGCGCCGAGTACGGGATGACCATTCCCGGCGGGAAGTACGTCGGCGAGATGTTCAGCGGCGGCGACTTCTTCGCCAAGAACGCCGGAGCGGGCGCCGTGACGAAGGGCATGAAGGCCTTCGCCAACAACACCAACGGCTCGGTCTCGTTCGCCGCGGCCGGCGCCACCGTCTCCGGCAGCACAGAGACCAAGTGGTACGCCCATACGGCCGGCGCCGCGGGCGAGCTCATCAAGATCTCCAACACCGTTCCGTAACCCGGGCAGCAGGAGCCTATCATGACTTTCCAGGCCGACCGCGCCCGGCTCGAGACCGAGTGGGGCATCCACATGATGGCGCAGGACTGGCTCCCCAGCCAGTTCCGCCACAACTTCGAGCTCGCGATGGATGCCCAGCCGACGCTGGTCACGGCGCCCAACGCCGGCATCCCCTCGTTCCTGACGCAGTACGTCGACCCCGAGGTCGTGCGCATCCTGCAGTCGCCGAACGAGGGCGCCAACATCCTCGGCGAGCGCAAGCAGGGCGACTGGACGACCCAGACCACGTTCTTCTCGGTGATCGAGAACACGGGCGAGGTGTCGTCCTACGGCGATTGGAACGCGAACGGCGTCTCCAACGTCAACGCCGCCTGGCCGCAGCGCCAGTCGTACCTCTTCCAGACCATCATCGAGTACGGCGACCTGCAGATCGAGCGGGCCGGCCTCGCGCGCCTCAACTGGGTCGCGGAGCTTCAGACCTCGGCGGCGTCGACGCTCGACAAGTTCCAGGACTACACCTACCACTTCGGCGTGGCGGGCCTGCAGAACTACGGCCTGCTCAACGATCCGTCGCTCTCGGCCGCGCTCACCCCGAGCACCAAGGCCGCCGGCGGCGTGAAGTGGGTCAACAACGGCGCCGTCGTCGCGACCGCGAACGAGGTCTACGCCGACTTCCAGGCGCTGTTCTCCAAGATCGTCGCGCAGACGGCCGGCCGCGTGAAGATGAGCGACCCGCTCATCCTGGCTCTCTCTCCGAGTGCGCAGATGGGCCTCACCGCCGTCAACTCGTTCGGCGTCGGCGTCGCGGACCTCATCAAGAAGAACTTCCCGAACCTCGAGGTCGAGACCTCCTACCGCTACTCCACGGTGGCGGGCGAGGTCGTGCAGCTCTGGGCGAGGTCGTTCGACGGCAAGGACGTGGGGTACTGCGCCTTCAACGAGAAGCTGCGCGACCATG